ATCATAACCTACACAATATATATTAGGTTGTTTTGCATAATAATCAAATATAGATTTACCTATACCAGACCTATGCCCTGTAATCACATACTTCATAACATTATTCATAATTAAAAAATAATTTATTTTTTACGAATACACAATAAACATCTTACAAGACATTTTTTTATTTTAATAATTAACTTTTTCATCTTCCTTGACCACGATAAGCTTTATGAGATCTTCTTTTATGCTTATTCATCATTGATTTACTAAAAAAACCATTTCCAATACTTGTACGTTTTGGTTTTGATTGTCTCTTAGTGTTTGTTCCATAATTTGATGCACGTTTTGCCATAATTTATTTTTTTAGTTGTTTGTTTTCAGTTTTCTTTGAAAGGTTTAATTTTTCTGTAAGATATTTTATAAACTCTTCAGGAGAATTATATTTTTTATTTTCTTTATTTTCTTTTTTCATATTAATCACGAACTGGAAAATTTGGTGTAGGTGGTTTTGCTGATGGTGGAGTCATCACTGTTGATGTAGTAGTCACTCCATTAATTTTTTCTTGTGTTCTTCCATAAGCTGTCACTCCTAATATCGCACCCATAGAGATGTGAAATAATCCACCACCTTTTAAGGTTAAAGGATCCCAAGGAGTAATAACTATTGATTTTAAAAATGCTATTTGGGCTGCGTTCCACAAAATAGGGAATACCATAAAGTCAACAAAACAAATAGCAATGTATAACCAAGCAATCGCTGGTCGCCATAATGTTTTAATATCTGCATTATCCATATTAGTCTTTCTTAGGAATTACAGAATTTTTAGGTTCTTCTGGTCTTCCATCTACTGGTCTTGAAATTGTTTCTTTTATATCTGAATACCTATCAGTCTTGTCAAGTTCAAAAAAAGGAGTAGGTTTATTTTCAGTTATATTTATATTTGATAATTCTTTTTGTCTTTGCTCTTTTTTACGTTGTAAATAAAAATCACTTAAATTAGATTTTAATGTATCAACACGTAAAACAGTTTTTAGTTTATCTTTTATTTCATCTTTTATATTTTTAGCTGTTTCTTTTATTTCTTCTAATGATGTTTGTGTTGGTAAAGAAGTAGGAGGTTTTTCACCTGTAAATGCTATTTCTCTATTCCAAGCAATTAACATCATAACTGCTAGTGGGTCAAATACAAAAACTATAATTATAATAACAAATCTTACAGCTTTTTCTAATAGGTTTTCGTCAATCCTATCACCATATATTAAAGCAGCAATATATTTAATCGGTCCAACTTCAGCTTCAACTTTTCTTAATTGTGACGCAATAGGTGCACGTTCATTATTTAATTTGTTTATTTCATTTTGCGCACGATCTATTTCAGCAACTAATTTATTTCTTTGTCCTTCTTGTTTTCTTCTTAATTCAGTTGCTGCATTAATACCCTTTTCATCAGTGGTACGTCCTATACTTTGTTCAACTAAATCATCTAATTGTTTTATTGTTTTTTGGTTTCTATTGATTAAATCTTTTTGATATTTAATTTTATCATCTAATAGATAAACTTTAGAGGATACTTCACCTGTTGGTATTGCTTGATCTAAATGTGCTTTACTTAAAAATCCAAAAATACCCATGCTTGTTAAAAGCATAAGTACAATTAATGAAATGCTAAAGTAATATCTCATTACTTTTGTTATATCATTCCATCTTCGATATAGCCAAGATGCAATTACTAATTTTGCTGTTTCTAAAGCTGTACCCATAATTGCTATTGGTATTACAGCTGTTGCAAATATTGCTATTAATCCAGTAATCGCATAAAATGCTGCGATAGCTGATAAAAATAATGCGTTGATTAATAGTAAGGTTTTCATTTTTTCTTTTTCTTGCTTTTTATGTATTTAATATGGTAGATTGAATTGTGGCCATCTCGCCCATCGTTTGCGTTCTTCATTCAAATCTTCTACAGTATGATTTGGACCAAGATTTCGCATAAAAGGATAAGAGTCACTGTCATACACAAATCCTATGCCACAATTGTCAAATCTACTTCGGTCAAATCGAAATTCTCGCATTCCTGGAGCACTTATTCCTCCCTCAGCCTGTCCACCTGCTTGAAAGCAAGCCAGTTCTTCTGCTTTGAAATTAAAGTCAAATGAGTGTATGATGGCAAAATCAAATTTGTTCAGTGTTTGCCAATTTACTGGATTGACCCAAATTTTATCACAAGTGGATCCATCCCATTCCCCACCTTTGCCATAGAATCTCACATTGGGATATCCACAGTCCGAGCGATGATACACAATGCCTCCACCAGAACGTGTGTCTGCTGCCATAACTGGTTGCGAGAACCAATGGATAATTGCAGCAATCGTTAATAGAATAATTGACCTCATTTATTTCTTTCTGTTATCATCTCCAAATCCATAAAATACTACTTTACTATCTCTACCATATTGTGCTTGTACTGCTCTTGTAGCGTCAGTCACATTTATAGCACGTTGCTCAACTATAATTCCTGGAGATGTGTTGTTAATCATTACTAAAAATCTAAAAGTTTTTAAAGGTATCATTTACCAATATTTTTTCTTGTAAATTTCATCATTATATTTTCATTATAATATTTGTTTTCACCATTAGGAAGTTTTGCATTCAATACATCAAATTCAAACATATACTTTACTTCCCAATAATTAACTTCACCTCTTGTTTTGCAGAGTCGAAGTATTTCTCTTTTGAAATTTTGTTTTCCTATTTTTTCTACTTCGTTTAAAAATGTAGTTGAAGATCCCCAATAGTCTGCCCAATCGTTTTCTACTCTTGAACGTCTTTTATTGACTCTTCCTTTAAGTGGCTGTTTCGTTTTAGCCGATGTAAAATATTTACGTCCTATATAGATTTTATTATTTAAAAGATTTGTAATTGAATATATAAATCCGAAATATTTTGCAGGATCATTGAATTCTTTGTTTTCGTATAACCATTTTGTCATACTTATATTTATTCATCTGATTCTTGTTCTTCAAATTCATTATTATCATCAGTTATGTCATGTGCACACATTGGACAATAAGCAATATCTGCCTTAGTCAATGTATCATCTTGTGTCGTAAATGAAATCTTACCCTCTGTTTCGCAAGATATGCAATGAAATTTAACTGTTTGTGTTTTCATTATTTTTTGGCTCCCCAAACATCACCCCAATCGCCTTTTAAAGATCCTTTTGCATAATCAGTAATACGATTTTCAAAAAAGTTTCCATGTATTGGAGCATTCATCATTTCCTCTACCCAAGGAAGTGGATTTGTTTTTCTTTTATTAATACCTTTCAGACCCATTGAAATAAGTCTTCGGTCACATATATATCGAATATATTCTTTTACTTCTTCTTTTTTTAAATTTTGCATATCGCCCATTGAGAAAGCAAGATCAATAAAGTTATCTTCTAATTCTACCATTTTTTCAGCAATATCATATATTTTCTTTTTAAGAGAATCATTCCATATTTCATTATTTTCTTCAACATAAGTTCTAAACACTCTTATCATCGCTTCACAGTGTTGTGTTTCATCTACCATTGACCAAGTGACTATTTGACCCATACCTTTCATAAGTCCATGTCTTGGAAAATTTAATAACATAATAAAAGATGAGAATAATTGCATACCCTCTGTAAATGCTGAGAATGCTGCGATGCTTGTAGCAATACTAGTTTTATTTGTACTCTTAGATGCTAAGTCTACAAAGTAATTGTGTTTTGCTGCCATCTCTTTATAGTTATTGAATTCATTATAAGTTGCTTCTGGCAAACCTAATGTTTCAATTAAATGAGAATATGCTGCAATGTGTAAAGCTTCACGTGCCGCAAACCCACACATCATCATACGCACTTCTGGTTGTGGGAAGTAAGGAAGATAATTCATTACATAACCACCTGCTACATCAATATCTCCTTGTGTAAAAAATCTAAAAATATTAGTAAGAAAATGTTTTTGTGGTGGTGTTAATTTACTTTTCCAATCTTTTACATCTTCTAGCATTGGCACTTCTGTGTGTAGCCAATGTGATTGTTCGTGTTTAAGCCATGCATCATAAGCCCACGGATAATTAAATGGTTTAAAATAATTTCTTTCTTTTGTTAAAGAAATTGTTTCAGATTGTTTTGGCACGTTCATGTTCCTCTATATGTTAAGTTAAAAAAATAATTGCACTTTTCCGTTTGGATTAATGTAAATATGTCCTTGCAATGTAATTCGTTTTTCGTAATTTGCTAATGCGTGACGACCTATTCTATGTTGTTCTAAACCACTCCATATATGAAGTGTACCATATTCATATGGTATCATAGTTTCTTTTCCTGATGGCATTAACCACTCTAAGTGTGCTCCTCTTTCTGGCATCATAATAGGAGATAAAAAAGAAAACAGTCTTTTAGGATCTATATTATCTTCCCACAAGCAAAGCGTCGTATCAGTATGCCATCCAAATGCCTGAGCAGTTTGTTTTCCATCAAATATATGAAATCCAGGAATTGGTAAATTTGGATAAAATTCAGTTTCTTTATAATTGAACACTTCAAACCACTTACCAACATTATCAATTAATTTTTTATATATTAAATCTTTAAATTCTTTTAAAAGTATTCCTTGAAGTTCTTTATTTATCTCACTCGTATCTTTGGGTTTAAGTGGATATATACTATCCCCAAGTAAATATTGGTTTTTAGAATAGTCAGATTTCATTTCAAGACTATTTTTATATACATTATAGTCGTGTAATTTTTTCCAATGTGGTTTTAATTCTAAAACTTTTCTTGCTATTTGGTTTCGTTCACCCTCTGAAAAGAAATTTTGTATTTCAGCAAAAGAAAAACGTTTCATAATTTTACCAGTAAATATATGCTCTGTTATCTTTAAGTACGTAATGACCTTGTAAAGTAATTCTACTTTCTCCTTCATTCATACCAAACTTTTTCATCCTATGGAAATAATCACCTTTCCAATAATAAAAAGTATTTAATTTATATAGTTTTACTTTTTCAGGATAATCTTTTAACGCATCAAAATCATTTGTATCTTTATACTCTAAACCAGCAGGATCACTGCTTGGTGATTCAATTAAAGATAAAAAAGAATAACATTGTTCTGGTTTATAATTAGTATCATATCTGCATATTGTAGTATCTATATGATATTCAAAAGGATGTGGTGTTTGCTTACCTCGAAATATATGAAATCCAGGACGTGGATATTCAGACAAATAAGAAGTAGGCAATCCTGTTATATCTTTAATTGTATTAATTATTTTTCCATACAAATCAAAAAATGAAACATTTAAATTTTCTGATAAAATTTTATTTCTTTGTTCTAGATTTTCTAACACGTATGTAGCATCACCTAAAAAATATTGATTTTCAGCTGACTTATAAAGTTCAGGATCTTGTGCTGCTAAAAGTTTAGCAGATTTTGCTAAAGGAAAATCTTTTATATGTTTCCAATCAGATTTTAAATCTTCAACTTTATTTCTTATATTTAAACGTTCTTCGTCAGTGAACCAATTATCTATATTTTTAAATACAAACATAATATTAACTAAGTAATGAAAATGTAGTGGTAATTATTTTTTCTATTGCTGCTTTATATTTCATCATATCAGCTTCTTCTTGTATTTCTTCGATACGAGCCAAATCATTTAATAGATCTGTATATTCAGCTGTTGATAGTTGTCCTGTTTCGTGTTGATGATTATATCTTAATATTTTATTTGCTTTTTCTCTTATCCATGCATTTTCACTAGTTGTTAGTGATTGCATTTCTTGTATTGCTTCATTTATAGTCATTATTTGTTCCTAGCTGCAAGTGCATTTGCTATAATATCCACTTGCTTTGTTAAATTAATTACTTTCTCGATACAATAA